CTCTTTGTTTTTAGGTACGCTACATACTACTTCATCATGCACAGTTAAGTGTAACTTAAGAGTATTAAATATTCCTGATTTCCAGGCATCCCGTAATCCCATCTTATTTATATCAGCAGCACTGCCTTGTATAAGATAGTTTGTCATTTTATATAGGTGCCCGTCAGGGGGATTTCTATGCAGACGACCCCCTATACTTCTTATCTGTTGTTCTCTTTGAGCAACAGCCTGTATTGCCATTGTAGTTGGTTTAACAAAAGTTAGCTTACGCAGATATTCCTTGTAGTAATGGTCAGTGTATTGGTCAGTTGTCATGCCCATTGCTGATGCCGCTTCACGTGCTTCTAATTTATGTTTTTGTTTAAAGGTGTTAACCCCCATACCGTAAATCATTCCAAAATTAAAATTCTTTACAATACGTCTTATGCCTTTTCCTTTCCATCCAAGCATATCTTGAACAAGCTGATGATAGTCCGTACCACCTTTACAATAATCATCCCTTAGTTTAGTTGAACCAGGTCCTACTGCAAAATGGGCGAATAGTCTATATTCAATCTGACTATAATCGAGCTTCGCAAGCCACGATCCTTCATCTGGGATAAAGACTCCACGAACAAGGTCTCCTGATTTATATTCTCTTGCTGAGAAGTTCTGCATATTGGGGTCAGAAGATGCGTACCTACCTGTAATTGTTCCTCCATCATCTCTTTGGGTTGGTTTAAACGTGCCATGTATCCTATCCCCCACACAAAATTTAACGAAAGCACTATTAAGATATTTGTCCAGCAATGTTTGCTTTCGTTTTAATTCCAGAACAGCCGTAGTTATTGGATGATCACATTGTATAAGACTATCTGCTGACACAGATAATTCACCTTTGGGTGTTTTTAATAGCTGATCTTCTAGCCCCAAGCTCCTTAGCACTTCAGGTAATGAGCCAGCACCTTTTCTAGCACCCAGTGATTCTAGCCCGTATGTACGCTGAAGCTCATATAAGCCTGAAGCAACTTCTTCAAGTGTCTGTGTACGAAGCCTGTCTACCATAGGCACATCAATTCTGATACCGTTCCTTCTCATTTCAAGAATAATAGGAAATTGTTCACACTCAAGTTGATTAGCTTCTTCAAGTTTCATTCGAACTATTTTGTCTTGTTGTGCTTGATATAATTGCCATGTTGCAATAGCATCTTGCTGATTGTACTTAGAAACTACATCTATAGGAAGTAAGAGTAAGTTTTTCATTACATCACCCTGACCACCTTTGTCCTGCCACCATGTTTGAATGGTATCATCTTTATTCTTTCCAATAATTCCTTCTCTCAAACAACACGCATCAAGATCGTAATGACCTGCATACTCATTAATTAATCCTGCACGTGTCATGGTATCTTCCATACGACCTGCAATATGAATACCTAATCCATTTTGTATCCAATCATAATCATACACACCATTATGAGCAATCCAAACCCTATTTGGATCAGCAAATAATGCTTGTAGTTCTGCTTTTACAATTGGATTTTGTGGAATGAAAGTACGTGTAGTTTCCCCATCATGCAAGGACATACAAATAATATGACCATCTTTTCTTATTGCACCATTACCTAAGTCTTTTAGATTAGGGTCATAAGTTTCAATGTCAACTGCCACTAGGTTCTTCATTGCTTTCCTCCTCGAATAAATCACATATAGCACCTAGATCAACAACTTCACCTGCAATAAGCATAGGGCATATTATATCCCCATAATCATTTTGATATGGATGTTTACACATACCACAGCACTTAGAAGGGTATCGATAATTGACTTGTATCTTCGTCGGTTTCACTTGGTGGTATTCCTTCTGTTAAATCTTTCCACATACAAAAAAGACCACAACATATGGCATGAGCAAGATGATGTATTCCAAATTGTGGATCAATCACTTCACCCTTTTGATACGCAACTAAATGCCTCATCATTGCATTACTATATCTCTCTGTTAGATGTTCAACTTGTTGCCAGTTGAATGGTCCGTATTCTTCAGCTCCTGCCATTAATACTTTTACCACTTCTTCAAAAGGTATCCATGGAACTAGATTATATTTAAGTTTTGCTTTATCATCTTTTCTTCCTTGCATAATATCCTCCATTAAACAAAGCACTCCAACAGGATAAGTAAGAAACCTATTGGAGTGCTTATGGGTGCTATTCTTCTGCTGACTCCGTAGCGTCATCAACAGTAGGTGCGGTCAATAGCAATTGACCTGATGCTTCTCTTGCAGGTAATATAGCTTGGGTAAACAAGTTTTTATTAACCCAATCCCCTTCGATTACGTTAGCCAGCGCATAAAATGGCTTGCCTGTAGTTTTGGAGATTTTGCTTTCTGCCACAAGCGTCCAGCTCTTAGCAAACAATGGTGCTTGGTTTCCGTTAGGAAGACGCATTTGCTTCAGCATTGTGTTCCAACGCCGATAGGTCTTCATAGAACCAATACCTGCTGTGTGCATTAAGAAGCCCATTTCAGGATAATCTTTAAGCACAAGAGCATACGCAAAAGTTTCAATAATTTGAAACCCTGTTTTGGGATTGATCTTCTTGGGGAAACCTCTTTGTCCTAACGGCACAGGCTCTTCTCTGTATTCAACAGTACCTGGCTCATAGCGCATAACGGTTTTGCCTCCAGCATCTCTTTCATCCCATACGAGCTTGAACGCTACAGGAATAACTTCAACTTCTGTGCCGAACGCTGTTTGCGTACCTGTATTAAAAAATACACCTGCATCAGAAATCTTGGCTGTTACTGCATCACTCAGGTCTTGAAGTATTGTGAGATAAGATATACTTACCGCACGTTGATCCATTCCCTGTGTTCCTTCTCCTGCATACTGATTAAGAAAATCTGCTCCATCTTGTGCCATCTGTGCGGCATCTGCACCTGTTTGACTTGCTGCTTGATTCTTAGCCATAGTCTTCTCCTTCTCATTTCCAACATTGTTTCTACCTTACAACGTAAGGTTTATTTAATCACAAGACATACGCTATACTCATGTGACCTTCTCCAACGGAGCCAGTCAACATAGACTTGTGATTATTGCTTTGTTTCTGTATCCACAGTAGGCAATGGGACAAGTTCCATTTCTAATGGGATATCTGACAGTAATGTAATTCTGCCTGATGAAGCAATAACTACTACTCCACCTGTAGGAGTAAGTTCCATTTCTTGTATAACTACAGAAGCACCGCTGTGTGGCATTTTACTTCCTTGTTCATATACCCTTGGCTCCGTCTCGTTAGGAAAGTATGCTTTAATCTTTTTTATCTGCATCTTCTTTTACCTCACCAGAACCTTCCCTATCATCACCGCCACAAGGAAACGGACCGCACACTTCAATACGAGCAATTCTTCTAGGCTCAGGGTCTTCTTCATTTAGGCAATGAACACACCCTAATAATTCGCCTATAAGCTTTAGCTTATCCTCAGTCTTAGTGGGGATTTCTATTGCTCCCGCAGTAGTGCTTATTTTACTAAGCATCATTTCTCTTACATCATTGTAATTCATACAATACTCCTATACATCATTTAGATATTCCCTTGCAAAAGGCTGAACCCTTTGTGCAAGGGTATTAGTTACAATACCAGAAGCAAGCTCGACTATCTCACTTGGTCTCATATAAACCCATCGTGCCATTGGTTGTGCTTGCATCATTTCAGTTGGTATAATGCAAAGAAAGAAACCATTCATGTGTGAAGAATTAATTCCAAATTTACTTACCAAAGTAAATTCTTCTATTACCAATCCCTGCTTGCATATATGATCAGTAAGACTTACCGCCCCTCCCCTCATGTTTGGAGGGAAGGTTAAGTAAGATACTGATACTAGCGGAAATGCTTGTATCCCGTATATGGGCGATTGCCTTGGGCTACGTGTGCATTTCTGAAAGAAACCTTTTAGTCCGCCCTCTACTGGGTAGGTAGTACTTCCTATGAAGGTTTTATTTTCAAAGTCCGCCCACCATTCCCTAGCAGCCTTTATATACGGCTGAAGTATGTCGATAAGGATTGCTTTGAATACAGGATCATCCCTGTCTGTTAAGTCGCTCATTTTAAAAGCACCTCCATATCAGGGTAATCATCACTATGCCTACTAGGACACATTATGCAGCAATATTCTTCATGCTCATTTGCGGCATAAGGCTCTTCTATGACACAACAACTTATTTCACCTTCATAAGGTCTAATCTGAAGCCTGTTCCTTTTAAGAAGGGCAACTATTTTGTCCGCTACTTTTTCTGCAATAGCTTGTCTTTTACTCATAGTATATCCTTACTTTCAATAAACGCAGGATCAAGTAAGGTTACAGTACCGCCTGATCCTTTATGACTAAACCCTGCTACTATCACTTCAATATCAGGATTATGTCTAAGCAGTTCTAGCATACAGGGACGACAAGGGTATAGTGTAACCCATATACGCTTTGGTTTATCGTTCGCCATTGCACACGCATTAACCGCATTAATCTCTGCATGAATGGTTTCACATACTCTATTATCTTTATCAGAACATTGTTTATTACAGCGCAATACTTCGTTATGACCTTTAAATATTGCACCATATTCGCTTTGAATAACCGCACCAACTTTACGGTCGATACAAGTTGACTTGAGTGCTTCTTCATTTGCCTCGTTTAAAAATACCCTATCCCTTGGTTCTGGGTAACGTGATACGATTTTATTTGTTAAGAAGCTTCCAAGCGTTTCTAAAAATGGGGGTAGTTTTAAATCCCTTAAAGCCATTATTTGTTCTACATTAGGTAATTTTTCACCAAATGATTGGCATTGTTTTCTAGTAGAAAATTCCCAGTATAACCAATCCTGTAGCCTGTCTTCACATTGCTGGTCCCATACGGGCATTTGATAATCATTCCCTGGAGCATAGAACTTTGGAAACTCTGCTTTGAGTATATTGTTCCAATGCTTCTTATAGACGTGAAGACTTGCTGCTTGGAAATAAAGCTTACCTAATCGTAAGTCTGGATATTTCTTTGTAAGCTTATGCAACATTCTTTGTTGTACAAAACTAAACCAGAATATATCATAAGGCATTCCGTACCAGAAATCTGATGATCTCATCTGTACTTCCATTGAA